AATTAGCTATTCAAGATGCTAAGTTAGAGTTTGTTCACTCCCCTCAAGGCGCACAAAAAGCAGCACCACAGCAACAAGGAGGATTCCAACAAGCACCGCAACAGCAAGCGCCTCAACAAGGGGGCTTCAATCAAAACAAGCAAAACCAACAACAGCGGCCGCGACAACAAGCGGCTTATAATCCTGGTGATGGATTCAATAATAACACGCCACCTTTTTAATCAACCAAACACGCCAAGGAAGGCAAACAATAAGGATATGTAAAAATGTTAAATAAACACGATGTAAAATTAAAGCATGACAGGCTTAATCACTTTATAACTAAAGGTGTTATTACAATATTAATTGGAGCACTTGGTTTATGTCTAAGTCTATTGATCGTGTTATAACAAAGCTACATATCTATCTAACAATTGCGGCTTTATCACTAGCTGCAATAACAACTTACTACCCTGAAGCAATAAGGTTTATATTGTGAGATTAACCAAAAATTACTCATCAAAAGAATACAAGGCTGAAATTATAAGGCTGAGAGAAAGAGACAAGAAGCAGCGCTCAACTATCAGGTCGTTAACTGCTAACAGAGACAACCTAAATTTAAAGCATGAAAACAAATTAAGAGCCGTATTAAAATTAAAAATAGACGGTCATTTAAAGTTAACACACAAAGAAATAGCAAAGCGTTATTTCGTTAGTTACTTGCACGTTAAAAACTTAAGCACTTTAGTTCATAGGGAGTCAATATGAATATATCAACACTTTTAGCAGATTGGAAAAGAGAACCAACCAGTCCGTACAATCAAAGGTATAGAAAATCACAGTCCACTGGTAAATACAGCGCTGATGATGTTAGTAAGTTTTTATCAGATATTAAAAGCGGAAAATCAAAAGCTAAGGCGGGTAGAGATAACAACATACCAAGCGGCTCGGTTTATCATTTATCAGAAGGAGTTAGAGTGTAATGGATTCTATAAAGCAATATCATAGCCTACAGGATAAAGTAGCATCTCTAACAAAAAAGAATGCTGAACTATCTAAGAAATGCGAAGAGTTTAGAGCTAAAGCAGCATGGATTACTGAAAATAGAGACAACCTAAAAGCTAAGCATAAGCGGTCTACTCTAATGCTTGCTGAATTGCATGTAGATAATTGCTTGAATATATCAATTAAAGACTTGGCTGATAAATTTTTTATGACCGAGTCTAATATTAAAAACTCCATCTTACTAGTTAAACGTTCGAGAAAGTGAATGTAGAAAGCCTGTTTCAAGAGTGGCGATCATCAATAGATGAAGCTGCAAAGGCTAAAGCTGATGAGGTTTATTTGAGGGAGTTCAGAAAGTCAAAGAAAGCAATGTTAATGCAAGAAGGCAAGGATAAGGGGCATAAGACAGGGCAAGAACGTGAAAGTTATGCCTATGCTAACCATGAATATTTAGAGTTGCTAGATGCGCTAAGGGTTGCCACAGAAACAAATGCTAAGTTTCAATGGAGAATGAAAATAGCAGAAGAAAGAATAGGAATTTATAGGACTCATGAAGCAAGTAAGCGAAAAGAGTTTGGTAATTACGGTAATTAGATAAGCAAGAGGAATGATTATGGACTTATGTACTAAAGTTAGGTACGCAAACAAAGCATGTGCAAAAGAGCAGATAAATAAGCTAAAACAAAAAGGTGGCTATAAAAAGGCATCTAGTTACAGTTGTTGTTCTTGTGGTGGATACCATATTACACAAGCAACAGGTCATGATAAAAAAGTTATCAGAGAAAATCAGCAGAAGTTTAGCGTTGGGCAGGTGTGGAGAAATATAAAATCAAACAAAGAAAAATTCATAGTTGTATCAATCCCTTGTAACGGTGAAGGATTGTCCTTTATTCTTAATAACTTTTATTTGAGTGAAGGGTGAGATATGAATATTCAGAAAGTCTCTAAAGATGGTAACAAATCCTGTAAATGTGGGTATATATTTCAGTCAGGTCAAACAGCATATAGAGCGAGATACGACGAATTTAATCGCCCTGTATTTATTTGTGATAAGTGTAAGGATAAGCAATGGTTGAATTAATAGTTGTGTGTGTTGTTGGTGCTTTGGTTGTATTTGGGTGGTTTGCCATTTGTATTGATTGCCAGAAAGGTGTAGTAAAAGGGCTGGTAATGGCGACAGGCCTTCCATTCATGGTCATTTCAATAATTGGGTTGTTTATTTATGTAGGCTATTGTTTTGTTACTGTAATAAATTAAAGAGGCTCAAATGCTAAATAACAAAAAGACCAAGCAAAAATTAAAGAAGCGCTGGATTCCTCGAAATAATGGTGGTCAGTAATGGCTAAGTGCAAGGTATGCAAAGTTAAGTTTGAGCCTAGATTCTTTTTGCAGAAAACTTGCATAGAGCCTAGATGTTTAGCTGAATGGCAGAAGCTAGATCGAGAATTAAAGGCTGACAAAGCACACAGTAAAAAAAAGAAGGAGCTAAAAGATAATGATAAATCGTACAGAGCCAAAATGGCTCAACAATCCTTTAATGCTTATATTAGGTTTCGTGATAATGACGATCCTTGTATTAGCTGTCAGCGCCACCATACTGGTCAATATCATGCTGGGCATTATAGAAGCGTTGGGGCGCACCCTGAGCTTAGGTTTGAAGAATACAACAACAACAAACAATGCGCTCCTTGCAACAACCATCTTTCTGGCAATATCGCTGATTACCGCATTAACCTAATAAAGAAGATTGGGCTAGAAAAAGTTGAATGGTTAGAAGGGCCGCACGAACCTAAAAAGTACACTTGTGCTGAATTAAAAGAAATTGAACTACTTTATAAACAAAAGCTAAAGGATTTGATATAATGAAACTCCACACACAAAGTAAGGAATTAATATGTTATACATAGCTGGAAATGGCAAAAAACGCAAAAAAACCACATCAAAAAAACCGTCGAGAAAATGACAGCGTATCAATTGATAATTATATGGGCTTTCGTGGCCCTTTTAATTCCACATAAAACAAGATTTGCGGCAGTGGTCATACTGTCTTTTAACTTTATTTACTTTGAATTTGTGTCAAGCCTTGGTTGGACAGAGTATTATCATTACTCAGCTACAATATCTGCTCTAGTTGGCGTTATATTGTATAGGCAGTACAAGCTAGTCTCTATATTATCATTCTTACTTATCCCTACTAGTATCATAGGTTATTTATTGTGTAAGAATTATTATGATCCATATATATATGATAACATTTGCTTAACAATTATTTTACTTCAAGTTTTAGTGCTTTTATCAAGAGGTTTGTCTGATGGATTTAGTTGGGGAAATAAAAGGAATCCTTTGGTTTTCCTTGCTGATTTTGATAGCCGTAAAAACCATGCTAAAATACAAAAAACAACCTAAAAGCAAATTAGATGAACGAATCGACAAAACAAGTAATAGAGACGATAGCAAGTAGCCCAAAGGTTACAGCGGTAATTACAGCAACAGTTACTTCTAACGTTTGGCTTGATTATGGAGAGCCTGCTGTTAAGGTTGTTACTAGCCTTATGGGTTTAGCTGTACTGGTATTATTGGTTGTTAAGCATGCTTTAGATATAAAGAAAGAGCATTTCTCAAATAAATAAACAAGGGTAAGTAATTGATAAACTTTGTTGCTTCAGCAAATACAACAAGTACCCCAGCAGCAACTATGGTGGTAACTTTGCCTTCTCATTCAGAAGGCGATGTTATAATACTATCTTTTGTGCATAACTATAATTCAGCAGTACAAGCGCTTACTGCTGTTAGCGAGGGTTACACAGAGTTAGCTAGCTTGGCTATATCAGGATTAGGGCACCAAGCATCTATATGGTACAAAAAGGCTGGAGCATCTGAAGTAAATCCTACAGCGACCTACAGCGCATCATCTCAAATAATGGCTTGTCTAGCCTCTTCATATTCAGGTGTTGATGCTACTGTGCAAATTGATGTTGGGCCATCTTTGTGGACGACTGAAGACCCGGGTGATACCACAGTAATCGCCCCATCTGTTACAACCACCTTAGACGGGGCAATGCTGGTTAATGTTGCCACGGCAGATGATGACGAGATGCATACTCAACCATCAGGGATGACGCTCGTTGACAACCTAGAATTCAACAGTATGACCACAGCGTCAGCTTACGAGTTAATAGCTACGGCGGGGGCTACTGGCGATAAAACATGGACTTTCGCTCAAAATACCGATGAAATTACAGCGGTATCATTTGCATTAAGGCCGGCAGTAGGTGGTGGCGGTATATCTATAGTCGGCGATACTGCTTTATTTGATTTTAACGCTTTAGCCGGCACGGTTGAGTTGGGCGGTGAAATACTAGTTACTGGCTCAACAGCAAGCTTTGATTATGCTGCTATAAGTGGAACAGTAGATTTAACTGGTCAATTACTCGTAACAGGTGATACGGCTAATTTTGATTATACTGCATTACCGGGCGGTGTAGATTTAACTGGCGAGATTATCGTTACAGGTTCAACTGCTAACTTTGATTATACTGGTGGAAACGGAATAGTTGAATTAGGCGCAGTTATCAATGTAGTTGGTCAAACAGCTAATTTTGATTTTAATGGTGTGAATGCTGAAGTTTCACTAACTGGTGAGATAATAATTATAGGCGATACAGCTACATTTAATTATCAAGCGTTATCAGGCCTTGTTGTTATAGGTCAAGGTCAAAAAATAGGAACGGTCACTGCTGGTTTTGCTGAAAGCATAATTGGTGTACAATACAAGCAAAGTACTATTACAGTTAATTTCGGAGAATAACATGGCAGCAGGCGCAACCAAGGCATTTAACGATGCAGTATTAAAAACAAGAAAGGGTGTTTATGCAGAAGGTGACACATGGCAACTAGTGTTTTTATCTGATACATACGCAAGTATTGACACAGACTTAATCAACCCGACGAGCGCAAGCTTTACACCTGTTGTTGGTGGTAACGTTGCAGCTAGTTACACACTAAGCAGTATTACTATTGATCGCGTATCTAACGTGATTAAATTTGATGCGGCAGATATAGGGCAAATACTTAAAAACGCCTCTAACCCTGTTGACTTAAAAACAGCGCTATTACGAAACGCAACGGTAACAAACGATGCGATTCAAGCGTGGGATATGACAACGGACGGAACAGCCTCATTAGACTTAATTAATAATGATTTTACTTTTAGTTTCGGTGCAGGTGGAATTAATACAAGTACTAATCAATCAGCATAAACATAAACGCGGTGTAAAAACCGCTTATCTCTGAGAGATAACATTTAAACCTTGGGGGTTGAGATGTCATTAGAAAATAGTAAGCACGAACAATTCTGCCAAGTATGGCTAGAGACAGGTAATAAATCAGAAGCCTATCGAGTATCACACCCAAGCAGCTTAAAATGGAAAGACGATACCGTTCATAATAAAGCTAGTGCATTATCAAGACAGGCACAGGTTTTGGCTAGGTACGAACAATTACAAGAAGATACCGTTAAAGCTCACGGTGTGACGATTGAGAACCTTATACTTGAGTTAAACGAAGCAAGGGAAGCCGCACTATCAGCAGACACCCCGCAATCATCAGCAGCCATTACAGCAACAATGAGCAAAGCCAAGTTGGTTGGTCTTGATAAGCATACAGAAACAAATATTAGTGTAAATGTAAGAAGCTCATTAGATGACTTCTACTAGAGCAACGCTAAACCCCGCATTAAAACCATTTTGGAAAACTCGCACATTAGATGACGGAACTCCCGTTAGTATGCGTGTACTTCATGGTGGTCGAATGTCGTCTAAGTCTCATGATGCGGCAGGTATGGCAATTGCGAGAGCTAACCACCATAAGGAGTTATTCTTATGTACTCGTATGTATCAGAACAAAATAGAGGATTCTGTATATACACTGCTTAAAGATAAAATTTCATACTTTGGGCTAGATGATAATTTTAATATCTTCGCTAACTCTATCGAGCACAAAACTAACGGCTCAATGTTTAAGTTTTACGGTATTGCGAGAAACATCGAAGAGATTAAATCATTCGAGGGTGCTACTGTTTGGTGGAATGAAGAATCACAAAGCTTAACTAAAAAGATGTTTACTACTATACGTCCTACCATTATGCGTAATGATGGTGCTGAGATGTGGTTCACAATGAACGGACAGATTGTTTCTGATTACTCTTGGCAGAGATTAGTAGAATCACCGCCTAAAGGTGCGCTGGTTCGTAAGATTAATTATGATGAGAATATGTTTTTAACTGAGTCAGCGTTAAGAGATATCGCAGAAGAATTTGAAGAGGATTACGAGTTAGCTGACCATGTATACAATGGCGTACCTTACGCTGATGATGATCAGTCAATCATAAAGCGCTCATGGGTGAATGCCTGTATTGACGCTCACACTAAATTAGAAGTAGATTTATTTGGTGCTATTTGTGCTGGCTACGATGTTGCTGATAGTGGCGCTGATAGAAATTGTGTAACTGTATTTAATGGCGCAGTAGCTGTGGCAATGGATGCGTGGAAAGCGGGAGAGGATGAATTAGAGCGCTCATCAGTAAGAGCCTACAAACACCTTGGTGAATCAGGCGGGATATTATCTTATGATTCTATTGGCGTTGGTGCTGGTGTTGGCTCAATACTAAAAGGCAAAGGCTACAAAAACTATTGTAAATTTAATGCTGCCGCTGAAGTGTTTAACCCTACAAGAGAATACTCACCTAAGATAACGAACAAGAAGAAGTTTGAAAACCTAAAAGCTCAAGCATGGCGTGATGTTGCTGACAGAATGAGAAATACATTTAACGCAGTTACAAAAGGTATGAAGTACGAGTTAAACGAGTTGATTAGTATATCACCTGACTTAAAAGGGTTGGAAGAATTAAAAAGTGAGTTATCAGCACCAAGAGCCGACTATTCTAAGCGCGGTCTTGATATGGTCGAGTCTAAGAAGGAAGTTAAAAAGAGAATTGAAAAGTCCCATGATTTGGCTGATAGCTTCATCATGGGCGCATGTCCACACTTAGTTAAACGCAGTGGCGGAAGGTTAAATATTGATGGCTAATGATCTACCTTATTAATCTTAACCAACTCAGCAAGTATTTTCTCTTGCAACTCTACCCGCTTATTGATTTTAAAGTACCAGCATATCAACTCACGTATAACAGCGAATACCGCTAGGCATATCGCAAATACTAGGAGTGTATTCATTATTTGCTCATGTGTCATCTACTTAACCTCTACTGTTAATGGTTGAATGTTGCTCGCTTCAGCTTTGCCGCAAATTTTATGACTCTTTAGCAAGCCATCAAAGAATGAATTCCTTACACTACAGTAATATCCAACACGATAATCACCAAAACACAATTCAAACTGATAAGCCTTGCCATCTATTAATTCTATAGGTGGAGTTAGTGGTTTAAACTTAAGGGTTTTTACGTTATCGCAGCGCTCGCCATTCTCAACATAAGCATAAATCACCAAATCACCAACGTATTTTATTAAGCCTTTTATATATTTAGGGTGGGCGCAGTTAGCATTAAAAATCAAGCACTCCATACCCACACTAGGTAACTCACCGTTATCAGCCATAGCTTGGGTGTATGTGAGGATTGGTTCAGGCGATAAATGATAATCAAATTTATAATCACTATAACTCTGCTCACACTTACCAAAATTAGTTTCCATTTGTGATACTAGATCGTTGAATTGATCGTAGTCAGCAATAGCCCCTGTGTCACAAATATATACTTTATCTTTACTTCCGTACCATTGACCATTAAACTCATTAACTGCATCGTATGTTGTTTTCATATTATCTTTCCTTTAACCCCTTAATTGATAGCATAAGGAAGTCATTATCCTTACCTGTTGAATGCTTGTGAGTATTCCACCATGTGAGCTTTCTATTTATAACTAGTAAGAATTCGTTCACAGTGTAACCCTTCTTTCTTAATTGCCTTGTTGCTTCGTTCATACCATCTCGCGTAGTTAAGTTATTTATCTATCGTAGTTCAATGGTTATAGTTAGTCAAACAGTAAGTTTAAATTATTTACCTATTAGTGGTATAATAAAGAAAATTAAATAAGGCTGTGACGATGGCATTAAACACATTAGACAAAGAATATATCGAGCAAGAAGAACTGCGCGCTCAAACACGCGCGGCTATTGCTGGTAAATATGAAGTATTAAAGATAATTACCTGCTTGCCTGGGCCGCAATATAAAACCTTTACCACTTTTGATGGCATGAGCGAGCAGGCTTTAGCTCAGGCTCAGCGATGTAATATACAAAATGCTTTACGTGTTAACTCTTATTGGTCGCGTGGTCGTTGGTTTCCTGCTACTGGTCGAACTTATGAAACGCTTGGCGGCATGGTTTGGAGTAAAGAGCCTGAGTCAGATATTCAGCCTAAGCTAGAATACTTAGTTGATAATGCTGATGGTTCAGGCTGCGGCTTACGTGAAGTAGCACAGAAAGTTACTGCTGAAGTTATAGCTGTTGCCCGTTATGGTATTTTAGTTGATATGCCAGCATCACCAGTTAATGAAAGTGGTGAAAGAGTTCAGTTAACGCGCGCTCAAAACGAAAGTGGGGATTTTCTACCTAAGTGGATTCAATATAAAGCTGAACAGATTGTATACACCCGCAACAATGGCAAATCTAATTCAATTGACGAGGTACGATTAACCGAAGTTCATAGCGAACAGAAAAGCGAATTCGAGTGGGAAGATAAAACATATATTCGGCGCTTAGTTATGCAAGACGGTGTTTACCATAATCAACTATGGAGTGATAAGGATGAGATTGTTTCTGATGTTGTCCCTATTGCTAATGGCTCAACACTAAAAGAAATACCTTTTCAGTTCTTCGGTGCTGATGATAATAGCCCTGAATACTCTAAACTTCCTTTATACGATTTAGCCAATGTAAACTTAGGTCATTTTGTTTTAGATTGTGATAACCGAGATAACCTGCATTTTCATGGTCAAGGTATGACTAATGTATTTGTTGAAGATGGCGATACTTTTACGCAAGATAACCCTAATGGCTTAGATGTTGGCGCAAAGGGCAAGAATCAATTTGGCATTAATGATAGGGTTGAAATATTACAATTAGATGCTACTGGCGCTATACCTGCTGAAATGCTTCGTGATGAAGATCGCATGGTAATGTCAGGCGCTCAATTAGTTACTGACAATAGTGCCAATGAAACTTTAGGCGCCAAACGTATTGATGCAAACGCCTCAATGTCAGCACTTAAAAGAATCTCATATAATATCAGTGACGGCTTTAAGCAATTATTCACATGGACCGCGCAATTCTTAGGCGAAGAAAGCACATCGATATATAAACTCAACTCTGATTTTATTACTGATGATTTAACACCTGAAATGATTAACGCTCATATGGCATTAGTTCAAGGAAATATTTTACCTGCTACTACACTGAATGAGACAGCTCGAAAAGCTGAGTTGACAGACAAGACAGATGAAGAGATTGCGCAGGCATTAACGGATCAAAACTTACTAACTGGTGGTGGACCTGAAGAAATGGCAGCGTTACAGGCTCAGTTAGATGATGCTTTAGAAAAGCTAGCCGTAAGAGACGCTGAATAATGCCAGTTGAGAAGTTAACAACTATATATTCACAACACACGATCTACTTACAAAGGTTAGGTGCTACTGAGGGCTTTAAGGTTATTCCATACCTTGAGTCTATAGAAAATGATGTTATATCTATTCTTAATAAATACCGTAAGCGTAAAGTAACTATCGCTTTACAACTGGACATACAGAAGCAAATAAACGAAGCTACACGCAAGCACCTACAAGATTATACCTCGCAACTTAAAGTTGAGAATAGGTCGGTAGGGGCTTACGAGGCAGAGTTCGCAGCGACTACATTAAATGGGTTGGTGAAAAACGAAGATTTTAATTCAACGGTTCCGAGTGCGGCTGCTGTTAATAGCGTTGCTACTATCACACCTGTTAAATTGGGGGCTAATAGTTATTCTGCTTATTCTTCTATGATGTCGAATTATTGGCAGAAGTGGACGAATGAAATTGACGGCATTGTTCAGGCTGGATTTTTGGAAGGGCAGACCATTGCAGAAATAACAAAGGCTATCACTGCTCAAATGGATTTATCAAAGTCAGGCACGACCAAAAGCGTATTGGATAGAGCAACAAGAGCAGCAAAGCAATTAGCTGTAACTGGTACTAATCATTACGCTAATACTGCAAGAATAGCTTTCGTTGATGCGAATGATGATATATTGAAAGGCTATAGGTTCTTAGCT